CTATTAGTGTAAGTATCCATTTTCTTGGCGTAAACAGCATCCGCTCTTTTTTGCACACTTCCTAAAGAGCCGTTGTTAGCGATAGCGTAAGGATCATTAACACCATCATCAAAATATAATTCGCTTTTTTCATAATGCGCTCTTTTTTGTGCTTTTCTTTGATCAGTCAAAACAATACCCATAAATTTAGAGTATTGAGTTATTTGATGTGGATCAAAGTCGCCACCTGCTTTTTGAGCACCTACGTTGTCCTTACCTCTAAGCTTCATTTCCAAAAGAGTTCTTCGATCTTCTTTAGATCGAGCTTTCCACTCGTCAGAACCGTAAGTCAAGGTTTGTCCATCCTCCGTTGCCCATGTGATAGGATTACCATTCTCATCATTGTACATGTATGAGTGTTTTTCTGGATCAGCTAGTTCGTAAATAAACATGTTAGCGTATGTGTTATCTACTTCTTCAGGGTTTTCTGTATCTACGCTTCCGTCTTCTTTAAATGCAATATTTACCACCTTGTTATCGTTAGGCGTGCCATCACTAAAAAGTAAATCATTAAGTTCAGTTCTAGTGTCTACTTTACCCAAACCATCTTTATCACCGGTTTTAACTAGTCTCTTTTTAAGTTCGTTTGCGATTGTAGTTTCTTGACCTTCTACAACATCATTGAAATCAGCGTTAGTAGATGATTTTTCTGTAGTCTTAATTACGAACCCAAGCATGTTATTTCGAGACTCATCTACACTTCCATATCTAGCGGCATCGTTAACGTTAACTAAAGTATATTTATTGGGGTTGTAAGTGGTTACGCCATCTATAGTTGTTTTATCTTTAAGATTATTCCTGTCGTTCCACTCTTTAAGCTCCGTGTCATGCTTGGTTTTATTTGCTTTTAAACCTTGTAACTCATCCAATTCAGCCCGTGTTCTTGTCATAACCGGTTTAGCCTCTATATCCTTTATTCTTTTCGCGTCAACATCATCAAACTCGGGTGGTTTAGTACTATTTATAGGTATAGCGTAATACAGCTCGTTACCATTTCCAGCTGCATTAGGCCTCATACCAGGAAGATAATCTCTGTTTTGTAACTTTGATGCTAATAAATGATCATCATCATCAAAACCCTCTGGTATATACGTGGCTTCCACATTACTATTAACAACATCCTGGGCATCTTTCATTAACAAAACCATCTCATCAAATTTTCTTTGGTTTTCAGCTAAAGCTCTTTTTGACTTAAAACTCCCATCTTGGTTATCTAAAAACGTTTGCTTAAAGTCCTCCATTTTTGTCTGTAAAAAAGTTTGCATTTGGGGATCTAGAGCTCCAGAAGGCATTTTATAGCTATCGTCAAAAGCTTTGTTTAAATCAGTTATTTTTTTCTTATTAGCTAATTGTTTTGTTTTATAACTCTCAACTATAGCATCTACACCAGCACCTATACCAACGCCTAACGCTAGGTTACTATCCATATACTGCCCTGCTTCAGCGGTAGCCGTTGCTTTTATTAATCCTGTATCTGCTTTTCCGAATGCTGCCATAATTTATATCTTTTTCTTATTTAATTTTTTTCTTCTACCCCAGGTATGTCTTCAATAATCCTTGGCTTAAAAATACCGGTTTGATCTTCGTACATACCGGCAACACCACCGATAACATCACCAATACCTTTCGCCATCAACTGTTGACCAGCTTGAACAGCTTGTTGGGCTCCTGTAACAGCCTGAGCGTCCATACCTAGTATAGTACCTTGTTTACTTTGCTCCATTTGCATTGATGTAATTTGAGCTTGTTGAGCGCCGGCGGCTTGTAATTGTTGTATCTTAGAACCTTCACCCGCTTGTAGTTGATCTATTTTAGCTGCTTGCTGCGCTGCTAGCAACTTGTTTTTAGCCTCTTGTTGACCAATAAAAGCAGCTTGTCTCTGTGCTTGTGTTGCAGCTTGGTTTGACAACGCTTGAGCTAAACCAGCTACACCACTTCCACCAGCGGCACCTCTAAGGTTTTGCATTATGTTAGCTTGAGATCTTTCAAAAGATTGTCTTTCAAATCTAGCCTGCTGTTGGTTTACCGTTAGATCTTCAAACGTATTTTCCATACCCTCGTATTGGTTTGTCATACCTTCGTAAGCATTATCAACTTTAGTTTCTAAGTTGTTAAATATCTCTTTTTGCTCGTTGTAAGCTGCTCTAGCTTTAGCTAAAGCCTTTTTTCTTTTTCCACCCCAATCGTAACCCATAGCCATTTGGGCTAAACCACCGAGAGCTGTAGCTGTCCCAATGAAAGCTTGGTTTATACCTGGATCACTTGATCCAAAAAGAAGTGTTTTAATTAATTCTAACATAATTTATTTTTGTATATTTATTATTACAGTTTTACGCTATTATTTACTACTTAATGTAACCTCTGAGTTTACAGAGAATAATTCTGCTTTTATTTTGCTATTGTTTTGAAAGTTTACTAGATTAAAGTATCCCTTTAAAGACGACTTGTTAACAGAGTTGTTTTTAGAAAAAGTTAAAAATAAGTCAGTAACAGGACATCCTTGAATTGGAGCTGTTATGTTTATTCCAGTAAAATAGTTTGAATATTTTATACCTATCCAGTTCCAACTTTCTGTTAAAGAATCTAAAGTTAGCTCTGTTACCTCGCCTAAAATAATAGGATCAGTATCACTTATAGCATAACCAATGTTACTGGAAATTACTGGAGATATGCAGTTGCAGTATATCAAATCACCCACTTGCAACGAGACGTTTAAGTGCTTTTTAATTAATAAAGCAGATTCAGTATCTTGAGAGGTTGCGTTAAAAGCCATTTATTTATTTTTTAATTATTACGAAGTTGCTAAAAATTGTTGTATGTCTAAAACAATTAAGACGTCACTCTCACCAACTTTTTTTATTTCAATATCACCAGTTATAGTGATAATATTACCCGTGTTTTCTACGGTTAAAGTAACACCGTTTTCTAAAGTTTGAGCTGCGTCCATAGTCCAATCACCCGCGCCATCAGCGCCTCCACCAGATGTAATAAGTGGGTTTTGTAATGCAGGGTTAATACCTATACCACTAACTCTAGAAACATTGTTAATAACACCCTCTCTATCACTAACAGCTATGTCAGCAGAGCTACCGCCGGCAGAAACCTCTGTTGTTGTTGTTGTTGGCTTGGTTATCGTTGCTTTAACGTTTGTCACTTTAATGTCATATCCAGTCAAAGATTTTATATTATCACCTCCGTAGGCGTATACGCCGACAGTATCGTCCGCTAATCCTACAGGTTGGGCTTTATTAAAAACGATGTTACCAGCTTGAGTAGTTATTCTTTCGTCAGTGATAGTTGGAACTGCTGTAGCCTGCGTGCTAGCCTCAGATACTTTAGTTATTTTTTTATTTTGTTTGTCTTGCGAGTACGAAATGTCCTCGTAGTTAGATATTTCTGTGCCAGCTGTTACGTTTGTACCTACCACCTTCATACCGCTTCTAAGACCAACAATATTATTAACGGGCCATTTGTAAAGTTGAACTACCCTCCCATCACGTGTTTTTATACCAACCGAAGCGCTTCCAATAGTACGATTTTCTTTTGTTACAATCATACTTTCAGTAGGGTTGTTTAGAATATAAAAAGGTCTGGTAGCCGCCGCGGTACCTATAATTTTAAAAGGATATTTTACAGAGTCTTTATGTTTTGTAACGTCTACAGTAAAATTATTAGTAGTACCATCAAACCCAGCAAAAGCAGATACACCCAATATGCTTCCCATTTGAAAAGTTAGTGTGTTTTTTGTATATTGATATAGTTTTTTAGAGTAAGAGAGTGATCTACTAATACTACTATTATAAACTGTGTTATGTTTTGATGATGCTAGAACTGTTATAGTATAATTGATGTCTGAAGAAACCGTTGGAAAGTTAACTATAACACTAGCGCTTCCCTTAGATAAAGTTAAACCACGTAGAGAGTGTTCTTGTGTTGTAAAAGATTTAGTTTTAAAGTTGTAGTACTTTCCATCACTATCTACTACTACAATGTCAACCGCGCTAAAGCTATCGCCATAAATATTAATAGATCTGCTTTCACCTATACTATCCAAAATACTATCGTCAAATTGTACTTTGTTAATCTTCTTTTTGATATCAGTTGTTCTCTGTTTTTTTGTTTTAGCTTTGTTGTTTGGTGCTATTGGTGGTCCACACCCGCATGTAACTTTTAAATACTCAAACTGCGCTATTTTAGCTTGCTTATGTTGGTAATGTGCGTATCCCTGTTGGTTTCCTGGGTTTGGGTTCATATTAAGCAATTGAGCATTCCAATGGTTTAACCTATTGTCAAACCAACCACACCCAACGTTTTGATACCTAGTCCACATATTCCAAGCGTGAACTGGATAACCGTTAGTGTTATTTCCAATACAAAAATTTTCTGTAGTGAAAATAGTAGGGTTTTGACAATGTATTTGAAACATAGAGGTTGTTGGACCGGTTGGCCCCACCATGAAGTAAGCGTATTGAAAATCTGAAATTGTACAAGACATATTTTTATTGTTTATATACTTCCAAGGGTGTCAATAATCTGATTAACAGTACCTATTCCTTGGAAAGTAAATTGATTAATATCTGGTGACTCTACGTCGCTAGCGCCTTTTACGTTTGAAAAGTATTTACCTTCTTTTTCTGTAAAATACACGTCTTGACCAAACTCTAAATCAGTTTGCATTTGCCCTACAAACCAACCATCGGAAACAGTTGTCTGCTGATATGGTATTTCTAACATGTAACCAGAGTTAGTAGCTAAAGGCAAACTACCTTCATACCCTATTGTTTTAAAACTTTTAACAACACTAGGCGTGTCGTTTAACAGAACGTTTATACTAGAGTTGTAATAATCACCATAGAACGTATTAGAATCAACTAAATTAGCAGGGGCATGGTGAAGCCAAGCTTTACCTTTCAGAAAAGTAAAGTAATCGTTACCCATACTATTACCTTGCTCCATTTGTCCAAAACTTTTAAAACTACTCCAACCTTTGTTTTTCTCACTGTAACTAACAACAACATCATTTGCTACTTCAACGTTTATAGCTTTACCAGAAGGTAAAAAGCCTCTAGGGTTTAACTTTAAGTTATACTCATCTTGACGTTCATCATAACTACCAATTATACGGTCACTTAACTCTAAGTTATCTCTAAACCAATCCTTCATGCCAGCTTCAGATACAGGTGTTAAACCATCTTTTGATAACCTTAAAACAGCTCCCCTCGTTCTATCGGTAAAATAAGCTCTATAAGAATATGCGGCAAATGACTCTGGGTTTTTAGATATACCAAACTCACCAGCATAAGGTATAGCTTGTCCTAACACACTGTTTGTAGAAGTAAGATTAATATTTCCATCAGCATTAAACACCGCGTCTTTATTTGCTAGTATCTTTAAAACTCTATCTTCACAGATGGTTATTAAATCACCATCAGCTGTTGACCTAGAGTGTAGTTTTTGAATACTACTATATATTGGATTTATATCTTTAGTTATTTTTTCTGCCTGAATAAATTGGTTTAAACTATTCATCCCAGATATAGAGTTATATATACCAGAGTATATTAAACCATACTCCCTACGTTCTTGCTTGTAAGAATCTGCAACCGTAGATACTCTAACCCCTTTGGATATAAAAGAAGTGTTATAGTTATCTCTGATTCTATTAGATTCAACACCGTTGTTAAACGAGTAGCAGTTGTGATAATTTAAATCATGATAGCTATTCCACGTTTTACTATCTATTACTATTTTAACTGGATTGTTAACGTCTATCTGCCCAGAAGTAACATTGGTATCAAACAAAGGTGTTATACCACCACTCGCGTTAATATTGTGTGATACAACTTTAGTTTTAAACACGGTCATATCTGGCCTTCTAATACTTAATATACTTCCAGGCGTTAAGGTTACTGAACCCCAAGCCGCTGGGGTGTTGCAGTTCATTGTTAGTTCGTTCCCTTTAACTTGTACTATCTCGATAAAACCTTGTGTTAATGCAATTGAAGAATAATCAAACCCTGTTATATTTGTTGTTATTACAGAGTTTTGATAAGAACCATGTGGGTTGTGAACTGATTGAAAAGTGTTTAAGGTTGTGTTAGAGTACGGGGAAGGCGAAGATGAGATTGGTGTTAATAAATCAGGATCCCACACATACTTTGTTGGAATAAAATCGTTTGTAAGATCTTCGTTAAGATCTATAGGTATTCTTCCACTAGCCTCGTGGTAAATATCTAAATCCGGTAAGTCTTGCGGTTCTGTTTCCCATACAGCTGGGTTTTCTGATAGTATTGAACCATCAATTTCTACTTTTGATAAAAACTCTATATTGTATTCGACAGCCCTCCACGAGTTTTCATGTGTAATCGACCCAGTGTTAAACGCGCTGTCTGCCTTTGTGCTTTCAAATATTTTTCTAACAGAGTTACTGCTATAACCATTCATTCTAGCCTGTGTAAACTGAAGTGTATCTCCATTTGTAAATGCTATAGCATCCATTAGTAACAGTGGTCTCATATAACCACCTAAAATAATTTTGAAACCAAAAGCACCAGAATCTTCAATACCTAAAACCTGTAGATATATGTAACTTGAATTATCGCTTATGCTAGCAATATTTTCAGTAAATGACGTAGCGCTACCACCACTTGTTGTACGTTTAACAACTATCATACCAACCTCTAGAGAGGCGTTTGTAATTGAATCAAAAATACTATCAGTATATACGGCGTATTGGCTAGTTTGTAAAGTTTGAGTACCACTGTTTGTGTTAGTGTTCACTACAATATTGCAAGTGGAGCCTCCTGTGATAGGACCAGGATAACCAACTGGGTTCCAAGGTATCACGTTTAAATTATTAGCATCTGTGTTCACTGTAGATAACCTCCAGTTCTTACTAAAATTACACGATAACAACTCCCCTCTAGTATAATGACTTGGACCGCCTTCAAAACTTTGCGATGAACTATTCCACCTAGGTGTTGTGACCTGCTGTGAGAAATCATTATTGAAAATTTGCGAACTGTCACCAAAAATATTAGTAGGCATAAATTCTCTATAAGTACCTAACATTAAAGCGGAATCCGCGTAGTTTAATAGGTTTCTTGTGTTAACGCTCTGTATGTTATAAACGGTTTTAGATGGATCTTCTTTAAACCTAAAATATTGATTTGGTGAAAGCGAGTTTACAACCTGCTCTGTTTGGCTATCTTGATAGCTTTGATTAGCACCACCGATATCAAATATATCAACTATATTCAACTCATCAAACTCATCAGTGTGAGGAAAGCTAACATCAGAGTCAGCCGTTGGAGTGTAATCTATACCCCCTAAAGACAAGTTAAATTGAACCCCACTTGGATTAGTAGTAATACCAGGTAAACGATCGCCGGGTCCAAGGCCAGTGTTACCTAACGCATCCCAAATGCTATTTTTAAAATCAACAGAGTCACCAGCCCAATTTCTAGCAGCGTATGGACCTTCGTTAATATACCAAACCTCAGTTTCCCTAATATTTCTATCGCTTTTTCTTTTATACCCGTCGTGACTCGTAAACCACTGTAAATAAAACTCGCTAAGAGTTGGTTGCGATCCACCAAACCAGGTATTGCTAACACCGCCGGTTTGTTTTGTAGTTGCCCAAACTTTATTAGTAATACCTGTATATCTACCATACTCTTGTTGCCAACCATTTGGTTCGTATGTGTTCTCAAACTTGTAAACTGGATTTACGTTAGCAAAAGTATTTTGATCATATATTGTAGACGAACTTCCATCTACAACCATTTCAATAGGTAAGTTTACGGGAGTACCATTAGAGCTAGGATCTGTTATGTCAATCAACGTTGGATTGCTAGCCTCAGTATAAAGTCTAAAAAATGGAGCGTAGTGTCTAAGACCAAATTGCCCCACGTTATTTGGATCTGGGTTTTCTGGTGGTCCTTGAGAGTTTACGTAGGCGTATTGAGGTGGTTGTACATGAGAATACGCGTTGAAAGAATCCATGTTATTGCTACTCCACCAACCAAACGGAGTATCACCCGCAGCCCCGTGATTTATCGGACCTATTGGAAAGCCGCATCCAGCGTGGTATTTATTCCCTGAAGAGTCTCCGTAGTCTGCGTAGTTGTCGTCAACGTTAAAACCATCGTGTAAAGTTTTGTGATTTTTAGACATGTAAGCGGTTTTTATAGAACTGCTAACGTAATAATCTGTTATGTTATCTGTTGGATCATAAGAAGATTGAATATATTTACCAAAAATATCATCAGTATATATTTTAACAAAAAACCTACCATCAAACTCTGGTTTGTTTTCTTTAGTTTGTTTAAAAATTCTTACTTGAGCACCAACAACAACTTCACTAGGAGGGAAGGCGTCAAAAATTATACCAACATCTTCACCTAAATTATCTTCTAACTTAATGTAATACTTAGCTACTTCAAAGTTAGTAGGATTACCCGTCGCTTGGTCAAGCTCTAAATCAGTTGTAAGTGAGTTTATTTTGTATTTTTCTGTAACTTGATTACCAAAACTAAATTGTACATATAACTCGCCATCAGCGTCTTTAAACTGACCGTGAAGATCACTTCCGCTAGTTTGATGATAAGCTCTGTAATTTAGTTCAAATCCTTTCGCGTTAACTGTTGGTTGATTAACTATAGTGTTTACACCTAGTGGACCCGTTGGGTTAGAATTTGCGTCAAGAACGTTTGTGGTTTCTTTAGTATCTAGTAACCAGTATTGTTTTTTAATAAAATCTGGAGCTTCGTTCTCTATTGCTAAGACCTTATATTTTGCTGGTTCTTTAACTGCGTCGTAACTTTCCGCACCTTTTTTTAGTATTATAAAGTCATCTACAATTAATTTATTTGCATCTGTTGATGGAAAAGAAAGCCAAACATTACCATCTCCAGCATCATACCAACGATCCATAGCGAGATTATAATATTCGCCAGAAACTTCTTTTACGTAAAATTTAAAGTATTTAAAAGGTGAAACTAAAGTGCTAGGTGGAGCGCCTTTCATTTGAACGGATAGTCTATTGTTTTTATCACAAAAAGATTTATCTATATTAAAAGAACCTGTTTCACTAGTTATTATAGGTGTTTCCCTACCGTACTTATCAATAAAGATAATTCCATATTGATACTCTCTTAATGATTTTATTGATCTTTTAGGGTTTGAATCACCAATGGCACCTTGAGTAACAGTAAGGTTTGGAAAAGAATTTATGTAATGTTTAAATTGAGGATAAAAACCTTCAAAAGGATTTATACTACTCATTAGATCAAAGTTTTGAACGTAATTACCGTATACTATTCTACTACCAGTAACTTCTTGTGCAAGCGCTTTTCTAGGCACATTATCATATACTCTTAATAATTGATTTTCAGGTAAAACAGATCTTACCTCTTCAAAGTCAATTTTATAAGCGTTAGTTTCCCAGTGGTTATATTTAGGTTGACTTAAACTAACAGGAAGTAAAAAACCGGCAGAACTTATAGTTTTAGCGTCATTACTTCTAATCGTATCTACAATATATATAGAGTTAGACGAATCTTCTTTATATAACAATTCTATTTCAGTAACATCTAAAGGTATATTGTCAGGCTTAAAGTTTTTAACTATAATATGGTTTATCCTGTTTACCATAGCTAGGTTATGACCTTTTTTAGGATGGTAATCAAAACCACCAGGTACAAACGCTACCTGCGTGAATGGTGCGAATGAAGAATACTCACCATCTTCATATTTGTATCTGTAGCTAAATCTAGGGTATTTGTATTTAAAAATTTTATCCTCAGAATCATATTTATCTACAACATACTTTAACTCTCCGTTTTCTGGTGAAGGTGGAACACCATCTAAATCTACTATTCTTAAATCTACAACAACGCTACCACCAGGTCCTATATTTACAGTAGTGATATTCTCTATCTTACACTTCAATCTATAGTTAAGTACAGGTAAAGGGGGTGGGGTACTGTTGTCTTCATCGTACTCCTTCAAAACAAGTGTATCACCTACGTCCCAATCAAAACCAGCATTACCACCACCATTTAACGTGCCGTCAAAATCTTCTTTTACATCGATTTGAATTAAATCACCCTTGCTTACGGCACTTAAATTTGTTATAGTATTGTCAAATACATTTGAACCTTGGTATTCAATACCAATAACATCATCTAGTGTAGTTGGTTGAGGTGATACGTTAGAGTTTGTTGTTATAATACCCGTGTAAACTCTCGTGTATAAAGCCCAGTTATAAAAAAACAGCTCTGTTTCCCTTCTAGTTCTCAACTCCATGGCAAGCGGACTGTTAGGAGATTTTTTTATATTAGTAACGTATTGCTCTGTTATTCTACCTAAAGAGTTTGGTGCCAACACCTCGTGTGGATGACTTTCGTTTACTATTCTTGTTTGAGACAATCCAAGTGGGTCTGTGCCCATTATAGATCTTTCAATATTTATTTTTTTAGGCTCATTGTGGTTGTCTGTCCAAAATAACATATCATCAACAACGTTGATACCAGTTATATTTTCAACACTCCTAAAGTTAACGGCTGGCGCTTTGTTTTGAAAGTAAAAAGCTTTAATTAAACCTGCTTGTCCAGTGCCGTTATTAAGAATATCATTATTAAAGTCATCCCAAGCAGTTATAGCTGCCAACGAGTTGCTTTTTAGTTTAATTTCTACTTCAAAATCAACACCATCAGTTTGTTTGCCTACTACTTCTATCCAAGGACCTATACCAACAACGGTAGGAAAGGTACCAGAGGCAGTGGCTGTTATACCGTAACCTAGTAAAACAAAACCAACTTCTATAGCGTTGAACGCTGTGATATCAACATTTAAAACAGCACTATCATTCACGTTGTAAGTAAAAGGTGGTGACGTATTTGTAACGGTAGGTTGGTTTGCAATACTTAGTTCAGCATTACAAATAACCTCAAATTGATCAACAAGCACTGGTTCCAATGGGGATAAACTAATTATCATGTCTTGCCCAATAGTTGTTTCTACGCCCGGCACACATGTGGCGCCAGGTGGACCTCCAGGTAATGGTGCTTGACATGTCCACTTCCATAGATCTGTATAGATATCCGGACTGAAAGAATTAACTTTCCAGAAAGTATCGTTTAAACCACCGTAAGCTCCCTCAAAAAACTCAAAAGAATAGTTAGACCCAATTGTGTTGAAGGTAGGTTTTATAAACCAATATAAGTCATTATTTTTTTCATCCGCTATAGATCCTATGCAGTTGTAACTATACTGGTCGTTGTTTATAATTGTTGTTTGCCCAGGCACCTCAAAGTTACCAGCTAAATTTTGAACAGTACCAATATCAGAACCTTCTGAACTTAATACTTGTATGTTAAAAGCTTCTCTATATTCTCCATTAGGAACTAATCTCTCATCGAGATCTAAATTCATTTTACCTTTAGTAAACTGGTGTTTAATTTCTGGCATTTAACTAGTGTTTTATTTGTTTAGATTTACCTCTTAAAATTTGAGTTAACTCTTCAACTTTCATGTTAGAAAGTCTTAGTTTAGCTGTTCTAACAGCTGCAAATCTTTCTTTTTTAAATCTTGCTACCAAGTATTCTGGAGTATTTATTCTACCCGCTAAAATACCATGATTTATCCATTTGTACATTGCTTCTTCAGCGAATTTATGTACTCGCATCTCAGCCTCTGTACCAAGACTATCGCTTATGTATTCTATAATCACAGTTTTTCCAGAAACATTAGAGCTAAAATGTATTTTACCAGAATGACAATCTATATAAAACGACCCGTTTACTTGAGCGTGTTGAGGGTCTAATCCATACCTGTTACCATTCATTCTCCAATAAACATCATCTTCATAATCATCGTAAATATCAGATGGAGTTGAAGACTTATAGTTCTCCCAAGTTGTAGATCTGTTAATATTAGAAATAAAACCAACAGTATCGCCAAGCACAATCTCTTCAACAGCTGGATGTGAAAGCTCGATAGTAGAACTACCAATCCCCACTATTTTTATAGCAGCCTCACCTTCTCCAACGTCATTATTATTAACGAATGCTGGGTGATTTATAATCATACCAACCTCAAGATCCGCAACACTTGTTAGGTTTAGTTGCGTATCACCAATACTCACCGCTACCGTAGTTGTCGTCTCAGTTAAAGTTGTACGCGCTGGTATCAAATCGTTACCAGAATATTGAATCCTAGTGATTAGTAGTTGTTCGTTTGTAGTCGCAAGAGCATTTTTATCTGTATCTCCATTTTTATTTTCTAGAGTTATTGATGTAATACCAGATGTAGTTGTTGTCTTATGTATGTAACTAGCGGGTTTAAGATTTGGGCCAACAACCCTCATCCCATTCATTAGTATATCGCTATAGTCCCCGTCTAAAACAACAACATTAGAACCGAGTGTCAACGTTCCTATTGGGTTTAATTTAAACTCACCATTATCATCTTGCAAAGGAGCTGTAGGGTTAGAAGTGTTTTTAGTATAATGTAGAGGGTGTTTTACGCCAACTGAATCTACCCAGCTAATTTTAGTGTAGTTAACATAATCGTGCGGAAGCACTATTTGAAGTGAAGCTGGTATTAAAACCTCTTGAGACTTGCACGACTTAAAAGTATCAAAGGAAAGTTCAGCTAACGCTCTTTGCGCATGGAAAGCCACGTCAGTTCTTTTAGCTTTAGAAATTATTTTTTCTTCTCCGACATAAATAATCATAAACTGATTTATTATATCTTCTAAAGAAACAAATTGATAATTACCAAAATTACTTTCGTCGCCATTGTAGTAATCAGTAGGTGTTCCGTTTAATAATGCCATTTATTTATTGTTTTTCTTGTTGTACTTTACCTTGTTCTAATCCAGCGGCTACTTGCGTTAATTCTGGTTTTTGTATTGAAATACCCGCTAATCCAAGTATTCTATTAACCAACTCCCCTTGATCAGAAGCGTGTAGTTCGAAATCAGTTGAGATACCAGGGTTGTAAAGAGCGTCTATGTTTGACTGACCACCAGTAAATACTGTATAACCCCAGTTTACATCTACAGGTTTTCTTATATACCACATTTCAAGGTCGCCAAACTTACTTACCCTCAACACACCTTCAGGACTAGGGTTTCCAGCTATACCTACTCTAGTTACAGTTGCTATTGGTCTACTGTCTGTCGGTTTTGTTAACGGTGAGTTAGCAAAGTTATTAAAATCTTTTGAGTTTACAATTTCAACGTTTTTACCGTCTACAATTATTTGACTAATTCTATATATGTTGTTTGGCGCATTTGGCAAGCTATATTCTCCTGGTGAATCTACATCTTCCCAGTTTGTAGTTGTTAATGGATCGGCATAATGTTCAAATATTTGTATTTTTTGCTCTAACAAACTAACCATATCAGCATAATTAGTATCGTTGCCTGGTACTCTTCTAAATTGATTAAGATCATAAAAGTACTGCTCAAATATTGCCATCTGTGCTTGGTTAGCAAATAAATTAAACTCTTGAGGTGTTATATAACCTCTTTGCTCTTTATTAGCTAATGCTAAAACTTTTTGATATACCGTGTCTACATTTATAGCCATAATTTCTTTTATTTATTATAAAAAGGAAACTTTTTATTTAAAGCTTCTCTTCTTTCTTTACACCCGCAATCTTTTTTTGTAACCTTACTAACAGTGTCCACTGCTTTCTTTATACCTGTTAATTTTGTAAATTTTTCAACTAAATCTCCAAAACCTTGTATTTTGTTTTCCATATAATTTAATTTTGTAGTTTACGATCGCTCCGTAGAGCGACCGCACCTACAGTTAGATTAATTTAATCTTTTTTCAATATTGGAGTAAATCTCCATTCCTTCGTCAGTTTTAAACCAAGCGGCTAAAGCTGAGTAAGGGTGTTCGTCAAACGGAACGTTCATTAACTTTCTATCATTAGAACCCCAAGTAAAAGTTCTTTGATCAGAAGATAATTTAATTATTCCCATTTCAGTTGCTTTAATACCAAAGTTTCTAAGTTGAACGTTGTCATCATTTACTAATTCTAAGAATAAAACTGGGTTTCTCTTAGCGTATAACAACAAATCTCTTTTAAGTTCTTTAGAACTCATCTCTGACACCTTAGAACCTACCTCTACACGCATAACTGCTTCGGCCATATCTATATCTAAACTTTGAGCCGCGTTTAACGCTTCAATCTCCATTTCTATATCTTCGACCTCATAAGCTGCTGTAAGTTGTGGTTGGTTTTCGTAATAAATTTTATCTTTCATAGGGTGATATAAAGATAATAATTTTTGTAATACAACTTTGTTTTTTGGCACTTGTAAAACGCCGTTTCTAAAAATAATATGCGATAATCTTTGATCACCTTTCATTTCATCTACAAAGCAAGTAATTTGATTTTCACAATACTTTAGTTCTCTTTCGTAACCCTCTTTTTCATCAAACCAGTATATACCTGCTGATTTAATAGACTTACTTAATGGTGTTCCTCTTTTTATAAGATATGTTCTATCTTTAACCTCCCATTGAGGTTCTTTAGATTCAATTTTTTTAGGTTTTGGTGTTTCAACAACTGGTGTTTCAACAACAGGTACCTCTACCACTTCTTTTGTTTCTTTTTTCTTTGCCATAATATAATATATAATAAAATTAATAAAATAAAAGGCCGAGGCCGAAGCCCCGGTCTTTTAAGAATTGCTTAGTTTAATAACATGAAGTTATTAGCACCTTGAGTAACCATACATCTTTCAGTTAAGAAGTTTACAGTCATCGCGTCTAAATCAGAAGTAGTAGCTCCAACAGAACCAGTAACCCACGTCTTCATTTTTCTACTTTCTAACTGTGAAGCTCTATATCTAACATGTAAGAAAGGACGTTTCATGTTCTTTCCTAAAGCTTGATCATAAACTGAAGATACACCAGCAGGTATAACAACACCTCTAATACCTTCAGCAGCAGCAGTAAGATTAATACCACCTCTAGTAGCTAAGTCATTTAAGTATTTCCAGTCAGACTTATAGAAGTCATAAGAACCTCTTCTGAAACCAGAGAAACCTAAGTTTAATGCCATATCTTCTGAGTTGTCAAATACTCCGTAAGAAGTACCACCAGCTCCGTAAGAATTCATAGAAGCTAACATATCGTCAATAGCTAAAGCAGTTGCTCTATTTACAAATAACATGTTTTCTTCAATTGCACCATTTCTATCAAACTCAGCTAAGATAGCGTCAAATTCAGCTAAATCAGTTGCAGCGTTAACACCAGTAATACCAGACGACTGATGTCCTCTAGCTTCGATAGCAGCAAATAAACCTTCAGTACCTGCAGTTCCCGCACCACCATCAGTTGGTAAAGCTATAGCAGAAGCACCAGCTACTGTTTCAGCTTCAATTAAAGCCATCTCACAGTAATCCGTGAATCTAGCTCTAGTATCACCTTCAGCTTTTAAATACCAGTAGTAACCGTTTTGTCCATCCTCACCAGATACTTCAACCCAACCTACTTGAGCAACATCAGATCCTGAAACCTCGTACATGTCTTTCATTATGATTGGCTTGTTAGTAAATGTAGTGAATTGTGGCTCATTAGCTCTAGCTCCTAAATATGCAGTACCTTTAGCATACTCAGAACCAAATACCATTATAGTACAAGCATTATCACCATTAACAAAACCTGCGTTTGTCATGTGTGCAACACTATAAGGTTGTACTGTAATAGTTTGGTTACCAGCAGCAGCAACACTTACACGAGCTGTAACCGTTTGTCCACCACCAGAAATTAATACCATATCACCAACTCTAATACCGTGAGTAGTTGTTTGAGCAACACCATCAATATCAGTTAAAATATTAATAGTACTTGCTGTAACATCTAACATATCACATATATAAGATAAGTGTAACCTACCTTGTTCTGACCAAATAACTTGATCAGCTGACATAGCTTCTTCTGCACCAACTTGAGATAAGAAACCTGATATAGTTCTCTTACCGAAAACCTCAGCTTCTTTTTCCATCAAGTCAGGAAGATATTGCTGTGCCCATCCATTGTTTTGGATGTCTAAATAATTCTCAGAAGTAACCGCTTGTACCGCCGCGCCTCTACTCTGAGTTCCTCTTGTAATTGCCATTTTAAATTTTTTTTAAATTATTACTTTTTAAATTTGTTGTTTTTAATTTTAAACTTAAAATCATTAGCATTATCACCTAATACTCTTACTGTCATACCGCCTGTTTCAATTTTCCCATGACTTTGTCTTGGGTTCATATCAACGTTTTTGGCTTTAGCCATACTATTTTTCATAGCATCTGCTTTTCCTTGTTCGTAAAAGTGTTTCGCAACAGCATCTGCATTCATTGCTGTGTATAGAGATTTATGATAACCCTTGGCATCTGACATTTCATTGTTTTCATTCAAGAACTTCTTGACAAAATTATTAATATCACCCTGAGTGTTCTTAACCTCTTCAGCATTGCTTACGTTAAACCTATATTTTTTATCACCGACGTTGTATTCAAAACCTTTGAACTTGTCGTTAAAAACATTTTCAGTTTTACTTAAAAAAGTTGATTTTTGTTTTTCCGCTGCTTTTTGAGTTGCTTCTGACTCCTTGTTGTATCTATTAAAGAAATCAATTGCTTTTTGCTGCTCACCCGTGAGTTTGCTTCCAGCTTTGATTTCGTTATAGTATCTAGACTTTTGCCCGTCTAGGTGGCTTTTAGCGCTGGCAACTTGCTCTTTAAGCGCTAATTTTTTTCTACGTATATCTCTATCGTCGTCTACATCTTCGTCGTAAGAGAACGTGTCTTCCATAAGGAAGTTAATTTCTTCGTTATCTAAATGAGGTTTTGTTTGTTTGTAGTATTCTTTTAACAAAGCAGTATCACTTAGTTCGTTGTAATCTTGATTAAGTTTTACATAATCACTTAGATCACCACCAGTATCCTCCATAAAGTCCATTAACTTTTGGATATTTTCTGGCAATGGTTTTCCGGTAGCCTCAGCTTTAGCTATAGCTTCCTCGACTTGCTCCTCAACCTTTTCAACTTCTTCCTCAGTAATCTCCTCTAGTACTGGAGCTTCTTGTGATTCAGGTTCTGGCTGCGCTTTCGTTTCCTCAGCAACCTCAGTTACGGCTTCTACTTTTTCTTCTGCCACAACTTCATTTTCTACTTTTTCTTGTGGTGGAGCGCTTAAATCTACTTTAATAACATTGTCGTTTCCAGCAGATTCAAATTTACTTTCGTCGACTTGTTCAGTCGTTTCCTGTGTAATCTCTTCGACTACTTTTTCATTTTCTTCTTCCATAATATAATATAATAATAATTAATAATAATCCTACTTAGGGTCGAATGCGTTTAAATTGAAGTCTCCACTTAATATATCATTACCTGAAGACTCAAAGTTTTTAGGCATTCCACCGCTATTTCTTTGATCTATAAGCTCACTTTGTTGAGTAGCTTGTATTTTGGTTCTTTTGTCTTTTCTATCTTCCCTTCTACTTTCTCTATCAGACATACCTTGCGACTCCATAGTTTTTAGTTGCATGTTGTACTCAAACTCAATTTTCATTAACTGTTTTTTAAGTTCAACTTCTTGCGTCTGTTCTTGTATTTTGAGTTGAGACTTTGTCTGTTCCAACTGTATTGTTGTCTGAGCTATAGCTTGGTTTTTTTGAACTTCAGCTTGCGCTGCCGCTTGGGCTGACTGTTGGTTTATTTGACCTTGTCGCTCCATATTTTCTTGCTGCGCCTTTTGATCTCTTTCCATCTTTTTTCTTCTACGCAACTTTAAGAATTGATTTGCTAGCTTTAAATTCCTAACGTTTCTAACATCAATAGCATCCTCAAGTTCTATAGTTTGCTGCTGAAGAGCTATTTGTATATTGTTTTCTAACATAGCTTTTTCTTCCTCATCTGGTTGTAGCTCTATGAAAATACCAAAATCATGTAGATGTAAATCTGACATCTCTTCCAACGTAGCTATATTACTAGATCCAATAGCCTGAATGAAAGCATCTTTTGTTGGGGAATACTCTATAATATCAGATATTCTAAGTGATAAACACTCTGCTGTCTCAGCAGTTAAAAATAAACCAGCTTGTAGTATATGTCTAGTTGCTGTATTTGAGTTTGCCGCAGCTATCTTCTGCACGCCAACTAAAGCGTTTTTATCTGGCATACTACCATCTCTAGCCTCATTAAGGCCGGTTACGTCCCTTATCATTTGAAGGTAGTAGTTGTACGTTCCTATTAAAGCTTGCATTTTGTTTCCACCAGAACCTGATGTTATTTCTTGAATAGGAACTTTACCTGGATTCATATCACCCTCAGAAGTAAATGATCTACCAATAACAGATCCTGTTTGGAAGAACATATTTAAAGCTTCTTGCGGGTTGTAGTTTGTACCATTACCTAAATCTATCTCAGCTAAACCATCAGCATCTAAATACACACCATCTGGAACCATTCGAGACATTACTTGTTGTAACTTCAAATGAGTTAGTTGAATCATATCTGCAAACCCTGTAACGCGCTTTACTAAAGAATCTATTTTACCGTTATACATTCTGGGTGCTACTATAGAATAATTCATTTTTACTTTAGTAAAATCACTCTTAGGTCTCATCATGTTTTTAGACATCTCCCATCGAAGAAGTTTATTGGTACCTAGAATCATAGCTCCATCGTAAAGACACTCTATAGATCTTAACATTCTACTGTAACCACCCTCCATATTTTCTGGTGGGTTGAATGAATCATCTTTAGATATTATTTTATCTGCACCAGTAGCCATTTGCTTCACCTTGTAGACTTCATTCATATAAGTCTTGTAGTTAAAGTATAACACTTGGACAGTGTTGTTGTCCTCTTTATCGTAACTATGTTTAGAGTTGTAGTTAGATCTATTGTTAGATTTATTCTTCATTATATCTTCAAGATCACTTTCAGATAAATGAGGAAATTGTTTTGCTAACTCGTTTACTGGAATAGTTTTTATTTCACCCACGTAATATATGTCTTCAAAGTAAGGTGATTCTGTGTAAGAATAAACTAAATTTGCTGGATCAACGTAATCAATAACAACTCCCTCTGAAGTATTAAATGACGTTTTTACAGCTCCAATACCTAAGACCGTAAGGTCTTGGTAAAATCGTTTTTTAATTAACTCGTAATTGTTACCATCAAACAGTGTGTTTAAAGCCTGTTCTTCAGCTATCTCAATTGATTGCTTGTAATTTAGTTGCATGTGAAGGTTCAACTCTTCTTTATTTTCAGGTAAATCTTCTTGTTTTACGTTACTACTAGAAGCGTCTACACCTAGCGCTGCCGCTTGATCTATAAAAGGTTTTGCCTGCATATCATCAAGAACATTCTGCATGTAATCAGTTCTTTGTTTAACACCAAAAGGATCTTGTGAAAAAGCCTTTATATCGTATGTTCTCTCAGCTATACCATTTACAACTATATCTACAAATTTAGATATAATCGGAACTGGCTTCCAGTCTAAATTTAAATAGGACAAATCACCGTTTATAGATAACTCATCCTTGTACTTTTGAATAGACTGTTCGCCTCTAGCATACAATCTTAAATTATGAAAATCATTGTGGTTAGTTCTATGTCTAGTGTTACCTCTATCATTATTAAACCACTCTTGCTCTATTGCTTTACCTACTTTCAAACCATAATCATAGCTTAGCTTCTCAGCATCACTAACTGTTTGACTCGGGAAATAACTTTTAATGCCAGACTCTGCCATATTTATTATTTGATTATTTGTGAATTGCTTCCAGTATTACTATACTTGGAAATTTTTATATTTAGTGGTTGTTTTTCAACCTTAGCGTTTGGTGCATATAAATGCCTATTGTTAGCCATAATAGCTAAACCAGAACTTATTGACGCATCATGCTTTGTTCTTTTGTTTATATCAAACTTTGCCCAATCGTTTAGTAATTCATTAAAATACAAATCTCCAAACGTTCCATCTTGCTTCATTCCAACGTGATCTTGTATGTACATCTCAATTGCTGCCGCGTGTGCTTGTTTGATATCTTCTGAGGAGTTAGGTATTCCACCAACTTCTTTTTCTGCAACAGACAACTTGTTCCAAATTTTATCCGGCCTATTCATACTAAACCCTCTATATCCTCTACGTCTCAAGTAATACAAGAGACGAGGTTTATTGTTCTCTGCGAGTATAGGCATCCCGTAAAATACTAAGGCCATTAGAACGTCCTCAAAAAACATCTCGGCCGTTGGTGGTCTTGACAAGTATTCTAAAAAGAAACTATTTGCGGGCGCATCTTCCATGCTAAACCTAGTTAACCCGTGCAAAGCTCCTTTCGATCCAACCCCGTCCACTGTGCCTGATATATCGTAGCTATCACAACCAAAAGCACCCATGTGTTCGTTGCCTGGATATTTTATACCATTTTTAAGTATTACCCTATTTTGTAACTGCTGAGGTGGAACCCAGCTTAATTTAAATCTTCCTTTTGGATCTGGGTAGAATATAACCTGAGAATCTTTAACGCCATTTACCCATTGAAAATTACCAGTTGTAATTCCTAAGGTTCTAGCCATCTCCTCGTTATAATCTATCTGTTCGTATAATTTAACTAAGTTAAATATACTGTTTTTAGTCTCGTCTCTAAACGCGTGTTCGGTAGTTCTTGGGAACTGGCGATAAAACTCGTTTAAAGCGTCTTGATCGTCTTTTAAACCATCTACTTCATTTTGCCAATTATCTATTACACCTACGTCTATTAATTCACCGTCTGGTGTAAGTCTGTCGATATCAGGGTTAGTAAAGACTGGAATTCCATACTCATCAATAAATCCTTCGTAGTTCCACTCCATTGGGATAAAAAGAGAGTATAAGCCAGACTTTGTCTGACCATTTCTATTTCTTTTCGTGACATCTGAGGCATTGTATAGTTTTTTAAAATTCTCTCCACCTTTATCTAAAGCATTTGAAGTTGAGCCCATCATACATTTACCAATAATTCTACTACCTAATCGTAAACATGTTTTTGTAACCCTCCAGTTATTTAAAATATTATCGGGTCTCTCCCATTTACCAGATTCATCGTGAACTAATAAAGCTAGTTTTTCACCATCATAGCTATTGTCTCCAGTGTTTTTCCAGTCAATAGTCGTGTCTAAACCTTCAATATCCTCCATACCATCTGTAGCTGACATCTTTTTTCTTGTAAACTTACTAGCTGGTACTCTATAGGCTAACTCTGACT